TGTTAATTGCGGCCTCAACAGCTTGACGTTGTGCAACTAACTGATTTTGCAAAGTACGTTGTTGCTCTTGAGCTTGTCGCAAGTTTCCAGCTTGTTCAAGGAACTGATTCAGAAGCCTATTTGTTTGGAACAACACACCGGATTCAGTAATCAATGGTAGATCACCAGAGCGGGCTTGAATAACATCATCCTCAGCCGATCGAGTCGCTGAGAAGTTCTTCAGTAATTGGATGTAATCGCGAAGCCGTGCAACGGCTTGTTGATCCATAGGATTCTCACGAATCGTTTTGGTAAGTTGCTCAATACTTGCAAAAGTATCTGAGAACTCATAATCCGAATTACCATTTGTACCAGCCGTTCTCCTAACACCTGCTTCTCTTAGATTTCGGAAATCAGTATTGCGAGTACCGTCAAAACCATCAGGGAGAGTAATTGTGTTAAAAGTACGAGCACCACCTGCCCATGCACGGTCGTTAAATCTAGGTATCAGTTGTGAGACAAGATTGTTGACTTGCTCAGCAAATACTCGCGAGTTGTTTGTTGCAACACGTTCTGCATTTACAACTCGTTGGCGTTGTTCTTCAACCGCCTGCTGCAATGCTTGAGTGTTGCGGTTGATGTTACCTAGCAATTCTTCAACCTCTTGGAGATTGAACCTCTCCAAGATGGCTGCTCGAACATCTTGCAAACCTCGTTGTGCTTCTGTAATAAAGTCAGGATTAACTCCTGCTGCTCGAAGCTGGACAAGTTGGTTACCTGCTGTTTGTAACAAAGAATCTAGATTTTGACGAGCATTATCTCGTTCATCTTCATTCCCTCCCACTTGGAAATTATCAATCGCGGATCGTGTACGCTCGAAGTTCTCCATCAGTTGCTGACGGGTAGAGGCTTCACGTTCACTATTGGCATTACGCTGTTGTAACATCCGTAGATAGTTATTCGCGTATTGATTTTCCAAAGCAGCCAACTGAACTAAACGTTCTCGTTGTTGGATAGACCGATCTTGACCTTCAAAGATATCATCTTCAAGACTGTTAATATCTCGATACCGATTTCTAATCTGATTAAGAATTTGTTCAACACGTTCGTACCCTTCTTCGGGGTTGTCACCATTAGCAACTTGACTCTGGAAGATATCTGCCGCCAATCGTTGTAACGATTCGGCTCGACCCATCAAAGCTCGAAGCTGTGCCGGGTCTTCCAGATTCTTAATACTCAGATCAAACAACTCTGTCTGAGTATTAAAACCGCGTTGTTGTCTATCTCGATTTAGTGAATCAATCAACCGAGTAGTGTCTTGAATATCCTTTTTGATATCTCTTAAGATATCCCGGATATTCCCACTGACTCGTTCTAGAGAACTCTCGAAGTTCTTGAGGCTATCACGAAACACCCGTTCCGTGGTACGTTGCAATTGAGTAAACAGTCTCGTAATTCGAGCGACATGTTGAGCATACATTTGAACAGTAACGGTGAAGTAGTCACGAAGACGACCTTCCCGAGCTTCCAAACTATTCTCGTCTGCCTCTTGGATTTCCGAAACCGCTTCTCGCATACTTGCAAGTGCTTCTGTCAGGTTTTGAGCAATTTCTCTACGAAGCTGTTTGGCTTCTGCTCTTGCTTGGATGAAGTATGTAATCAAGGTGATCACACCTGCAACTGCAAGAGGTCCAGCCATTGCCCGAAGGGCAAGACCGGCTGCTCTAGCACTAGCCATCAAAGCCTTAGTCCTAGCATTAGCTGTGAATAGATTCGCATTGACTTTCACCAACCGATTATTCACAGTCAACAAACCTGTGCTAATCAAAGCCATAGTGACCTTGCCTTTAAGAGCCCACGCAATAGTCAGTGAGACAACAGTCTTAAAGTTCTTCACTAAGAATCCAAATGTCGGAATTAAGATTTCCGAAATCTGAGATACGTTAGCTAGAATTGGTCGTAACAATTCCACTAGGCCACCGCTGTCCTGAATAATTTTATCCAGACTCTTAAGCAATGGACCAGAGAACAACTTAAGAACAGTTGCTCGCAACGTTTCAAATTGCTGCTGCAATCGAAACGCTGGCGACTCTTGAGCAATTTCAGTTGCTCGACGATAGTCATCGACCGAGTTTCTGATTTGCGAAATCGTCTCAGGAAGTTTCTTGAGGAACTCGGGATCAGTAAAGATCGCAGTACCACGAATTGCTCGCAGTCGGCTGAACAACTCACCGAGTTCAGCGAGTCGGTCGCCACCTTTACCTGCTTCTTGTTCCAAGCGTTGTAATACACCAACCATACCAAAGGTACGAATAGCTGCTTGGCCAGAAGAAACGCCCCATTCGTTGAACAACTCTTTCAGACGATCCGTTGGACGAATCAATTTCTGCATGACGTTGTTAATCAAAGTCATGGCTTCATCATACTTAAGACCGCGAATCGTAGTCTGAGCAAGCAAAGCATTAAGCTCTGCCATTTCCACCCCAAGCTGATTGGCTTGCGGTGCAACTCGACCATAGGTATTCGCTAGTTCTTCACCACGAACACGACCAAGTTCGATCGTCTTGAAGAATTGAGCATTGATAGTCTCGGCATTTGAAACATCGAGTGAGTACGAGTTCAAGGCCGCTGCCGTCAAGTTCACCGCATTACTAACACTTGTCAGCGTAGTAATCGAGAACAGGAGTTCTTCATTGAGGAAGTGAATAACTTCACGACCCTTAGCAACTTGGTTCGAGAGTGCTTGGTATGCCGCAGCACCGACTTCTTCGGGACGCTGAGGGAACTTCGCACTGAGGTTCAGAATTGAGTTTTGCCAATCATCAAAACTAAGCTGAGCATCCTGAGCGATAGTTCTGATTTCCGAAATCCGACGCTGGAACTCAATCATTTCCCGGTTGGCTTCAAAGATCGCACTTGTGATCCGACCGATCGTAACGTGCAACTGTTGGATGATTAAGAGGCGAGCAAAGCTACGCCAAGTAATCAACATACCACTACCGGACTTATTAAGTTCATTGTAGCTAGTTGTCGCAGAGGAAGCAACACGTTTGTGTGCTCGCTCTGCCGCAACCGCTTCACGCCTAGAAACAGTTCCTAGGTTTTCTTCGGCTTTTCGCAACCTACGAAGACCGGCAACAACTGCCATAACACGGCGGTTACTGGACTTGATCGCATCACGATCAAAACCTTCTGTGATTTGCTGCATCCGACGATACGAGACACCATGTTGCTTCGCCAACTTGCGTAGGTTATCTACGGCTTCTCGATACCGTCGTTCTTCGGCTCCATTTTGTCCCTTATCAGGTTGAGGCTGTAATGCCTCACGGACAAACATAGAACCACCGCGACCATCAATACTTCGTTGCCTCATGAGTTCTTGTCGTAGCTCACGTGCAATCCTCTTCTGATCTTTCATCTTGGCAAGTTGTGCTGCGATCCGTTTGTCCCGACGGACTTCAAGACCCAACAACTGATTTGCAAGAGTATGAATCGTTCTAAGTTCTTTGGTTGAAACTCCGTAGTTCTTAGAAAGTTTGAAAGTGCCAGAGTTGATGTCTTCCAACACACGTTCAAGCAAACGTGCATCTTGGGTGACTTCGGTAAATTGTTGCTCAAACTTAAAGAGCAACTTATTAAAGGTCACCATTTCAGTTGAGTTCAAATTATCAAACCGCAACCGAAGACGTTTAACTGGATCATTTAATCGAGAGAGGTTCTCCCGATAGACTGATGTACTTTTGTTAAGACGATCAAAGACTCGTAGAGTTGCCTTAGTGAACTCTAGAGCAGATTTCATCTTTGTGGCAGCCATCTTGACTTCATCATCAAGAGTCTTACCACCTTTGCGACCTGAGGCCATCGCTTGGAGTTTCTTATACTCGTTGCGTAGCTCACGAACTTGCTTAATGGCTTCGCGAGCATCTGCTGTAATTTTGATGTCAGCCATTAGTAGTTGCTCCACTTACTGCCCGCAGATTCGTATCGACGAACTTCTGTAGTCGTCGTTGAACTGTGGCATTGATTTCGCGAATCGCACGTTTTCTAGCACGCTCGAATAAACCCCAAGGTCGATCACGTTGAGCATTAGGTGGGGTTGGCCCACTGAACTCATTCATTTCGACGTAGGGTTTTCCTGTTCGCGGATCAGTAATATCAATATCCAAAATCCAGTTCCATTGACCACTTGAACCAGTGATGGAATCTGTAACTTGTGGTGCGGCTGCTGTGCCGACAAACTTAAGGCTAGGTTTTCTTGTGCCTACTCTTGGCACACTCGGGTCTGTTGACCAGTCGATGATAACTCCATACTGGTCTGCGAGATAATCAAAAGCTGATTTTGCAAATCCCGACCAGACTGGAATACCACCTTCATCCCAACCACCTAAAATTTCTTCATAGAAGGATTTGATTCCTTCATTGAATGACCTAGTAAGCACCGCCCCTTTACGTTGGGGTGATGCTTCTAGTTCATTCAGAAGCATGTTGATGGCTTTATTTTGTTTAATTTCAACTGTCAAACTCAAGGGAAGACCTCCCGTTAGAGGAGGCCTTCCTCCATTTCTTCACGTTCGCGGATCTTTTCAAATGCGAGCAGCCGTGCTTGCACTGTTGCTGAGCAATCATCAAAGGTGTTCTTGACATCGGGCGGCTTCATCTGAAACCGCTCGCAGATTCTCCAAATCAGATACTCAGCACTACGACCCGCTGGCAGCTTTACTGGTTCTCCTCCTCCCGCTCCGCTGCCGTCGCGGACAAAAAACGTTCTTTTGCTTCCTCGACCTTAGCTTCGTCGAGTGAGTTAGCAATGAAGACACCACGGACGATTCGACCTAATTCAACCTCGGAAAACCCGGAGTCTCGCAATTCCTGCTCATAGCCAAGCCACGTTTCAGGATTTTGCAAATCAACGGTTTCCCATTCCAAACCTTCTGTTGCTTCAAGAGATTTGATAATCAGGTAAGCTGTTTGACGTTTATTGTGTTCTTCGAGTGCTTTCTTGTGAGCGGGATCGCTCGGGTTAGGCAACTCTCGTCCACTAATCATCTTCTTCTTCGGAACTTCCGGAGTAGGGCACAGCTCGTCAAATTCGTCGTAATTAGGGATTGCTCGTGCTTTGAAGATAATTGAATCGTCACCACGAGGGATGGCGATCAGTTCTTCGTTAGCACCTTCAATTTTATGGCCATGAATTTTCATTTTAGATCAGTCCAGTAGAAACGGCGGCATAACGTGCCAGCGTGGCCTGTGTGATGTTACACATACCTGCTGTGGAAACAGTGCCGTTCCGAACATCATGCGAGAGCGATTCATACCGGTATTCCGGCAGGATGATTTGCTCGTTCTGTGTTGGGGAACAGCCGGGCTCATATTCAATAATGATGTCAATGCAGTAAGGTTCACAGAGGTCAGCACCAGAGCTAACCCACGAAGCTGCTTCACCTTGTTTCTTCAAAACATCGCTAGGCGTTGCTTCTTCACCAACCGAAGCTGTGAGGAATTCCCATTGGAAATCCATCGAAACTTCGAGAGGCTCTTCATCGCCGTTGCGGACCGAATCCAGATTACCACGGTCACGGATGTACTCGCGGTTTACTTTCTCGGTGTAAGTTAGGTTGCCGTCGCCAATCTTGACTACAAGAAAGTTCGCCGTCGCGGACCCGTCGCGAAATGCGACTTCGGTATTCTTAATGTCGATTACAGACATATCAGTCTCCCAAGTTGAGTGTTAGTTCATGTCGAGCGTTTACTGTTGCTTGTACAAGCTCAGTATTCGGTTCAACTATTCCATGATGCACATATCGAATTCGCCTTCGGCTGTCATTAGGTACGTTCATGCAGTCTAGCTTTTCGGCACCATCACCATACTTATAGATGGAAATGATTCCGGAAATCGCTGCAAGGCACACCCCACCCATCGTATGGACAAGATACTCTTTATCTTCTTCCACAGGAACTTTGATGGTAAAGTTTGTCAGCATCTCAATTTGATACTGATCTTTTGCTATTGGTTCAATGGTGGGTCCAATAATGACCACATCAATTTTCGCATCCGGTTCAGATTCATCACCTGAAAAATACAACTGGTATGTTGCACCTACCGTCGTGTTAATGTGATCCCGAAAAGACGAATAGAACCATTTAGGAAGTTTCGAGAGCATCGCTTACTCCTAAGAAATGGTGAACTCTGGCGTCATGAATCTGGTTGAAAACTTGATTTCGCAAAGCACGACTGCGAATGATGTAAACATGATCTAGTAACTGAATGTCTTTGATTAGGTGTTTCAGACCATCAGCGACAATATACATGTCGAGTTGTGGTTCAAAGTCAGTGTCTTTCTCATCAATGAGAAAGGCATTGTCTTCAACTTCAAACTCGCCCGCTTGGGTAGTATTTGACGTTGCTGCTGAATACCCCGCATCATAAAGGAACTTGGTCATAGCAACTCCGGGAATGGAGATTGCTCGCCTGATAGTAAATTTGGTCAGGTTTCGTGTGACGCTTCCGGTCTTGGCATCTTTACTCGAATCCACTGAGTAGAAGTCGACACTGACACCATACTCACGCTTCATGCGATAAAGAGCTTTCTGGATGTATCGCCTTCTAGTGTATCGAGTAACCATAGTTGATTCCTAAAATCAGGCCAGCCTTGGCTTGATATCTGAGGATTACGCACCGAACAGAACGGCACCGAGACCAGTTTCCAGAATGGAGACGCCGCAAAGCGAGTCCAACACGACCAAGTGACGCTGGTAGTCACCGTCATACGAGATAGTGATTCGCAGAGCGAGACCACCGTATGCCATAGTTGCCGTGATCGGGCCGCCCTTAGCAGGTTGCAGAGGACGCGACACGAACGTCAGAGCGTTCTGGTGGAACCCAAAGTTGTACGAACCAGTGGGACCGTAGTTAACCGCAGCATTATCTGCAACAGCAACTTCCAGAGGTCGGTCCAGCCACATTTCACCATCCTGAACGTCGATGACGACGTAGACAGGATCGGTGCCATCACCGGCAGTACCGAACACAACCAGCGTACCAACGTCAGGAACGTCAGAGCCGGTGGTGGCCACACCCTTGTGCCAACCCTTGCGGTAACCAGCAACGGTAGTAGTACCGCCAGCAGCCACAGTCGTAGCAGTCTGGTCAACCGTATCGGCGATATAGGACACAACCGCAGCACCGTTTACGATAGCCCGTTTCAGAGCAGGATAGATGGTGATGTTACCTGATTCGTCGGACGAGTTGATCAGGTGAGGAATGTCATCACCTTCAAAAGTGATGAACTGACCGTCAGCCAGGGTCTGCCCGGGTTCAGTCGCAACGGTCACAACAGTAGCACCGCGAGCGGCATCACTATAAACCGTGGTTACTTCTTGAGTCGTACCAGTGAGAACCTGCGGCTGCTGCTGACCCATGAAGATGTCGAAGTTGAACTTGCGACCAAGGGCAGCATTGACGAGGCCGGCAGTAGTACCAACCTTGTCAACTTCGGTGAAGGCATCCAGCTTGAGCAGGTCAGTCTCAGTGTCAGGAGTCAGCACAAGCCGACGACCTTCAACGTGAGCATTTTGCTTGTTCATTGCATTTCGCAAATCAAGAAGGTCGTTCTTGACTGTCGCAACACCGAGGTGGCCTGCGTTAGCAACCCACATGAACTGAGCAAACTGAGCCGAAACGATCTTGTCAGCCATGCGACCGAGAGCAAGCGAAGCAGGCTCGATGTACTTGGTGACGAGGTCTTCAAAGGCCAGCGAGAGTTCACCATCATAAACGTGGAACGCCTCATAGAGGTGCTGGTCGAGCTTGATCGGAATATTGTCCGTGATGGCGGGCGACTTGACAATCGCTTCACCATCGACTTTACGCCGACCAGTCATTTCGCGAGGCTTGTCAATGTTGACAACATCGCCGTACTTTTGGAACATCGCATCGTAGTTACGATTGACGAGTTGCGGCATCACCATGTTCTCTTCGAGAATCATGAGGGATTCCGCAGCCCAGCGTTCGGGTACGATATCGGTGTTATCGTTGGAGTTGGAGCCAGAAGCGAGCAGTACGGGTTCACCCGAGGCTCGGCCATAACCGGCGTAGAAGGGAGCAGAAAGAAGGAACTTATTTTCCATCGGTTTTTCCTTGTCGTTGAAGCTTTCGCAGCCGCATGTATTCGGCTGGATTTGATCGTGCCAATTCATCCATATCAACTTCACCGTTCTTGCCTTCGCCACGGTTAGGCGAGCCGTCAAATCCACCCTTAAGATTGCTCTTAAAGAGGTTGCCGTAAAGTTGTGTTGCTTCCGACATACGCTTTACAGCGTCTTTCGGTGACAGCAAGAGTTCGGTCATTTCCTTTGTCTTGCTATCTGGCAAGCTAATAACGACCTTTGTTGAGAAGGTATCGAGCTCGGTACCGTCTTCGGCCTTATTGCGAACGACCTTCGTTTTCCCTCGAAGCAACTCGACCAGTTGGTCAGGGTTGTACGCTTCGTGGTCGGGGTGTGTTGCAGCGGTTAAAAGATCACGCTCCATCACGGTTTTGGTAAAATTAGTTTCCCAAAATTTGGATTGATTTCCCAAATCTTCGATCTGCTGAGTGAACTTGGTTTCAAGCTGCGTCTTTTCGTGCTCGGCTTGTTCTTCCTTGGTCCGCAGTTCAGCCTGCATTTCTTCGATTTGGCTTTCCAATGCCTTTTTGGTTCCAGCACTCATACCACCCTTTTTAACTTCGTCTTGAAGTTTGGTGATCTGTGTTTCGTACTTCTTGCGTAGTCCAGACATATGAGCGTTAAACTCATTTTCATTGTAGACTTTAGTCCCCGGCTTAGGCGTGTTGGATTCTTCGCCGCCTTCGCCGCCTTCGTCGCCTTCACCTTCGTCGCCTTCACCAGCATAAAAAGGACGGGAATAGAGTGCTGTCATCAAACGCTTTTTGTCAAACATGTTGTTTCCTTAAGATACCCTGTCTAGTCGAATGTTACGAGGTTCTCTCAAATAGGGCCGCAGGTAAGCCCACGCAGTTGCCGAAGCAATGCGTGAAAGAACGTGGTCCGGCACCGCGTCGGTGTCGTATACGGTTTTTACGGAGACAAAATTGTTACTCCGCATACGGATTGATTCATACTCTTGGTCTGGATCAACCCCATCTAACAATGCCAATGCAATCTCACAATTCGCAATCTTAATATCATCAGGAACATCGGTCTGTTGACCTCTCGGAAACTCGTTATCCTGAGTGCTGACTGCTTTAGACCCTGCAAAGTCTAAACGGTCAATATCACGAGTTCCCATTGCTAGGGCTTTGATGCGATCCCCATTATCGGCCTCATCCCAAGGCGTAGTATGTAAGCGAGTAGCAAAATAACTTACAGCAAAGGCGACATCTGCATAGCTCATGATTCCACCTGCTTTCTGTCTTTCACTACTTTCTTATCATTCTTACCATCATTTGGATTTTGCAAATCAGACACACCGCGATCACGAATTGAAGCCTGTGCTTCGGCAATTCGTGCTGCACGATCTGCGTGATCTTGTGCTGCTTGGATAGTGTCACCTTTCGGGAAGCCAAGTGCTTTAGCACCTACCTCATTACTCAACATAGCGTTCTCCACGGCTCGGAAGATTACTTCCGGGTCCGTCGTGAGCATATCCGCCTCATCAATTTCGTTCTTGATCGCTTTGAGTGTGTCGAGGTCAACCTTATTGCCAAGCAGCGTTTCTGCAATGCGTTTAGCGAGTTCTTTCTTGTAGGCGACTGATGGGATTTTTGCCATCCGCTCTTCCAGTTTTTCAACTTCCTCAAGAATTTCATCATCGGATTTAAGTGAGTACCTTTCTGGATATTTGACCGTGGCTTCATTCTGGCCACCCTCATATTCAGCCCAGATTTTGGAAATCAAACGCTCAGCGTGTTCCAATTCTAGACCAATATAGGAGAGTCCAGCTTCAAGGCCACGGTCATCCATCTTCTTGGATTCAGCAGAAATCGACTTTACATCTGATAACGTGAGGTTAATCAGTTGTCGAATTTCATTCTTCATTTGCTCCTGTTTTTCCATAGAAGCCTGTAACGGCTCGGTTGGAGGAGCGATGAATCCGGGTTGATCTAGACCTTTACCATATCGACGACCATCCACGACACCTATACGAATAACATCATCGGTAGATTGTTCTTCGCTTAGGTAATCTTCTGGTTCATTCTCAGTATCTCCACCTCGCTTTAGGTGGTTGCCTGTTTTTCGTGGGTCTTCCTGTTCAACATAGAACGGAATGTTTCCCTTGAGAATGAAGTTCATATCCGAACTACAAATATTCAGAAGGCCAATTTGGTAATCAGCAATATCTCGCAGAAGCGAGTCAGTGAGTTCCAAAATCACAAACGGAATAATTGAGAGGTTCGATGGGATAGTTCGTAGCGGCTTGTCGTCTTCGTTGCGTTCCTCACAGACAACTAGACCATTTACAAACTTGAAGAACTTGTAAATGGTTTCTGAACCATTACGAAGGCCTGTTTCTTTATCTGCGACTTCTCGATAGTCACGAATCAGAAGTGTCTCTAATTCCCAAGGATGTCCTGCTTCTTTGTAGCTCCAGCTTAGAATGTCTTCGGCTGGATATTCTCGAAGGAAGGGCGGTGGTGACTTCTGGTTCTTCGTGGTCCCCACTCGCGAAGTTCGACCCACCATGATACCCACTTTGCCGATTGGCAGGAGTTCAGGAAGAATCTTACGACCAACGAAGGAACCCATTGTGCTACCACGAAGATCAACACCATGTCCGACACCCATTACTGCATCTTGGTAACTTACAGGACCGCCGGCTCGGGTGACATCTGAGATACGCTGAAAGATTGCATTCTTGACTTCATCTACTGCGGCCTTCGCAAAGGCCGGAACGTAAGAGATTAGACGACGATTTTTGAAATCATTATCACTCTCACGATTTGAGAACTTGACAAGATAACGATCGCGGAACTCAGGGCCAGCCTCGTAGACATCACGATACTTCACCCAATGAGCTTGCTTATTTTCGTATCTTGAATGTCGAAATCCAATCATGGTTAGCTCCTTAAGAGTTCTGATTTGAGGAATCAAACCAGAACCGACCCTTATGGTCGGATGGCATCTAGGTCATCCTTATCCTCTTGAATTGTTCGGTATAGGGCATCCAACTGATGTTGGTACAGTTGCTGCATAAGAGCCAATCTCTCATTCAGACTTTGCGTGTATTGATCATGGTCTGCTCGGGACCAGCCTCCATCTTGAAGTTGACTAATGTCCGCTTGAGCTACGCGGATTTGTTCGACCAATCGAGCAATAGTCTCAACCTGATTACGGTTATTGCGACTATGTTGATCAAGTATTTCCAAAAGTTGACTGTGTGCAGCTAGTCTTGTATTGATCGCGGATAGGTCTTCTACCGTTTGAGAGTGACCGTGATTAGCTTGGTGGGTTCCAAAGTCCTTTTCGTTTCGGTAGATATCCTCTTTTACCGGGGTCATTACTAGACCACCAATCGTTAGAGCTACTGCAATCATTGAAACCATGATAGCTAGTAGCGGTAATTGATTTCTCCAGCTTTGATCTTTCGTAGACTGTTGGATAAACGAACTCATCGTCTTATCCACCTTATCAACAGTAGTTACCAAAGTACTAAGTGTTGATTCGGTCTTAATTTGAGATTCAGCTAGGGTAGCGATTGATTGAGCATTTTTAGACGCAAGGTCTAAGGCAAGTTCGCTTTTTGTTTGATCGTCGGCCATACTTAATACCTTAAGATTTCAGCATCATTAGCTTTTAGTAAAGCTTCTGCTGTTTGACTGATTTCTTCGTGTGCCAAGACAAGGATTTTAACTTTGTCATCAACGGCTTTCACAAGATTCACGATTTCACCTCGTCCTTGTAAATCATAGTTGATAACTAAGAGATCGGGCTGTTCTACCCCAAGACAAAATGTTAATCCATCTGCCTTTACCAATTCCATCCTAAACTCCATCTTCATAGTGTTGAAGATCGCGTTCAAGATTTTACCGTAAAGTGTGTTAACCTCATCGACCAACCAGATTCGCAAAATCCGGTGTTCTGGTCGAGTGACGTAGTGGGTTGGAATTCCATTCTTGTTACAAAAATTGATCAAATCTTCGTAGCCTACTCTGCGGTCTTTACTACCGGGTATTCGCCACCCTTTTAATTCGCCGTTGTCGATCCATTTTGTCACGGTTCGTGGGGTGACACTTATTAACTTGGCTATCTGTCCGGTAGTGTAAACGCCTGTCGAGTTGCCTAGCTTTGAGGTCATCTTGGACTCTTTCTGAAATTTGAGACATTAAAAGTGAGACGTAAGACTCGGAAATACCCAAGTCTTGGCTGATGTCTTTCATCGTAACACCTAAACGTCTTTGTTGGAAGACATACAAGTCTCTACCATGTAGAGTTGATTCTATGAAATCAAGAGTATCTGTTGTCTCAAAGGCTTTCACACCCTCATCTTCAACTCCTAAGGATGTAGGAGTGAAATCTTTGAAATCATCCGGGACTGAAAGTGAAACCCTGTTTTTATTACCTCGGTCGTGTTTCTGATAGTAATTGTCACCATCTTTACCTCCACGACCTGTTAAATAACGCAGAAAATCAATAGCTTTGCGTTTAGCAGCCATGTACAAGACAGCGGCTTGCTTAAAAGGTAAGTCGTTCAAGAGTCGCATTAGGACTTCCTGAACAACGTCTTCAAAGTCAAATGCTTCTCTGCGAAAATTACAAATGACCTTGCTAACCGCGTCTTTGATGGTTCGCAGACTCTGGTCAAATGTTTGGTCTTCACAAAAAATCATGGCTCTGGTTCCTCGGTTGGGGCATCCAGTTGAACGCCCGATGCTTGAATGTCAGCGAGTGTAGACGGTCCAATACCGACTACTCGATTTTGCAAATCCGACCACGAAGTAAACGGCTGAAACGTGGGCGTATCTCTTGCAGAAATCAAGGTACCAGCTTTTACTGGACCGATGCCGGGGATTTCTAGAATCTGCTGATACGTAGCCGTATTGATGGCAATGGTCAGAGGGTTTTCTTCCTCAGCAACAGCATGAGCCGTTACTAGGTAATCAACCTTGCCTTCAATCGAAGTGAGTAGGTCATTCATTGCGGCTTGTCGGTCAAGCATGGCTTGATATTGAGCACTGGAGACAACAGACTGGACGCCGGTTTCAGTACCTTCGTCATTCCGAAAGACTAGGCTACCAGCCGGCTCCTGTGCTACGCTCAAGCCAAAAGCTAGACCGAAAACAATGAGAAACGCAAACAGTTTTGTGTACATGATTTTACCAAGTTGTGACTGTATAGTCGGGGTGTTTCATGAGAAATACATTAGGCAACCGCTCTAAAATAAACGGGTGAAACGGATATGACGACCTACCCCATCGTTTTCTCAACGTTCGAGGCAAAGGTCTGGAATATCGCGAATTTGCGTAGATTCTAGGATGTTGATTTATGATTTCACAAATCGGAAATAACAATTCACGAGCATAATGGTCCCAGAATTGCTCATTTGCTACAAAACAGTTGCAATGAATGGCAGATTCTAGTTCCCTTTTCTCAAGTTCAAACCCAATCTCATTTAGCAAATCAAAAAGGATGCTTTTGAAGCCGGGGTGACAGTATTCACCATATTCAATGGTGTCTGTGGGTGTTCCTTTGAGGAGATTTACCACATCTGATGTCTGATTTCTAATGAAATCTAGTAGCGACTCGTTATAAGGGGTTGCAGTAGGCCAACTTTGCAATTTGTGCTTGAATCGTGGCCCTATAACACCGAAATAACCACCTTTGCGGTGTGCTCCTTGATTTAGCAAATCCAAAATTACATGATTCTCAAAGAGTGGTGAACATTCTTTGTTCTCATAAGGCTTGAAGCCCGGAATTAACTGTCTTTGAGTTTCAAAATCATAATAGATTTGGTGAATCATAGGAAATCCTGAATGGTGCTGT